TTCAGATATGGGTCGTCTTCCCACAAGACACCATCCTTGATAGCATCCGGCAGATTGCTGATGTCAGTTCCTATGTTATCGTCCTCGGTGACACTTTCAGCCCATTGAATATAGTCACTGCACATCAGTTCATAAAGTTCTGAGAGAGACATTTCCGCGACTGGCAGGTCCGGATGATCCAGACCCACGTACTTCTTCAAGTCTGCGAAGATGTCATTACTGTGGCGGTACCAGTTCTTGGCATACAGCGCCACATTGTTAATCTTTTCAACGTTCATATTTTATCTGCTTTTAAATTAACAATCTTCTTAAGCAATTCTTCTTTCGTAATCCTGGGATTAACGAAGCACTGCTTCATCATATAGTCGAGATACTTTCTGACGTCGGGACCTGGCTTGAGTTCTTTCACTCGCATCACGTCATCACCGTCAGCAGGCATTCTGAATCCGAACATATCTGTCTCATCAAACTCCATATGCTCGCTAACCATAAGGATATTGTGAACCTGGTTCGGCAGACAGTGTCCCTCAGCGTGACTCATATTGTCAGCGTGGATGAGATCCAAGAGCAAATTGAAGCGACGTCGGTTGTCACGACCAGCGGACTCAGGAACACACTTGTACTGCAACTTTCTCATTGCACGGAACAGATTGTTCTCGTTCTTGAACCCGTCGAGATTGTCTTTCCACGGCTTAGTCAGCATATGATTCTCAGTCAAGAACTGGACGTCCTTGATGAAGTCATTAGAATACTTGAGTCGTCGAAGGATAGTGTCGACCATACGGATGCCCTTGAGTTCGTGCTTATAGAAATGCACACGTCCGTCTTCTCCGACAGTACGGGTACGAATCTTTCCTATGTCGTGCAGAAGAGCGGCGACACGCAGCACGAGCATATCATCGGGATTGAGTTCAACTGGAACATTAGCAGTCTCTTCGACCACTTTCAGTGTATGCTCCCATACTGTCCCGAAATGATAGTCGTTCTGAGTCATATGGTATGTCTCTTCCAGTTCCGGAATGAGATACTTCATAGCACCGATAGAACGAATCATCTTCAGACCCTCTACAGGATTAGCGCTCATAAGAATCTTGTTTAGTTCATCCTGTTTGCGCTCTGCGGTGATAATCTCAAGACGACTTGCGTGACTTAACATCCCGTTGTATGTCGGGACGTCGATGTACCACTCTTTACCGAGACGGCAGTAGAAACGTATAGCACGGAGAATGCGCAACGGGTCATCTTCATAGACAATGTCGGGAGTCGATGTCACACGCAGAAGTTTATGTCTCATATCCTCGGTTCCGTGTCCGCAAGGGTCGTCTATACGACCGGTAGATATGTTACGGTACAACGCATTGATAGTCAAATCACGACGCATACAGTCTTCAATAAGAGTGCCGTATGCAGTCTTCGGATTGCGGCTCTGCTTGTCGTGGTACTGCTCCTTGCGCGTCTGAACGCATTCAATCTCTTCGTCGGGAAAGGCGGCTAAGCGAAACATCGCTGTGCCGTAAGTCTCGTAAACAACAATAGTCCCGGCTATATGTCCGTTCTTCTCCAGCCACTGTGCCAACTTTATCCCGCCTTGAGGCAAATTGATGACAAGATCGATGTCTTTGATGTTATCGCAATCCATCAACTCGTCACGCACACAACCGCCGACTGCATATGTGCAGCCTTCGAACTCTGTCTCTTGAATGAGCGTCTTTAAATGCTCAAGGATATTGAAATATGTTTCTTTCGTCATAGGGCATAATTTTAGTTCCTACGCTGCAAAGGTAGGTATTATCCCTGAAATATGCAAGCGTTAGAAAAGAAAAGTGCAAAAATTTAACGTTATTTAACTTTGCTCACTTTTTGATTTTGAACTTGAAGTACTCGTCATACGACTCACAATATGCTGGAGCATCGTATACGACAATCCATCCCTGTTCACGATAGATGTCTTCAATATCGAGCCAGTGATTGTCGAAAATTTTATCGTGGTTGAGACGATCTCCAATTTCGTTCAAGATGTCTTTTTGATAGACGACTGCTTCTCGACTACTAGCGTTCCAATTCTTAACGATAAGTTTATTGACTACATCGAGAATAATGTCTGGAATCTGCAAACGCTTCTGCTTTGGCAGTTCTTCTGGAGAAATGGGTTTTACTTTATTTTCCATAATTTATATGTTATTGTTTAAGTCCGTTTGCAATAAGTATAGAATCGACTTTTCGAATAGTTTCTCTTTGGTTCTCTTTCATAAGACTGTCGATCCTTTGTGAGCAGATTTCACATTCGGGAGAATGAACTATAATTCCCTTTCCGAATCTGTAGACACGGTCGTATTGATGACCATCTGACTCAAAAACGTTCTTCTTCGTTGATGGTTCAAAGAAGAATGTTGCAATAATGAAGATAACTGATGCTGCACAAATAACGAGCAGTCCAATAATTTTGAAGTTTTCTTTCATATTTTATTATAATTTTGATTTCTTTCCTGTCATAAACTCGTAGAACTTTATACCCGTTTCTCCACCGAATTCTTCAACGGCGTGAAGAACAACGTTGGCTGTAGAACCACTGTGGTCTTGGTTGATCATATATTCTTTGAGTTCTGAGAAAATAGATTCAGGATTATCCGATTTCTTGAGTGACTTCAGATAATGAATAATTTCTTCAATCTTATCTATATGAGACGGGACGTTAGCACTGACGAACTCTCTCCAGCGAATAGTTTTGTCTGGACGTATGAAATCGAGAGCACGATTCCAATACTCATCGGTAATTGCTTCGTAGTAATTCTCTTTGCAGCCATAATTATCAACAATCCACTTTTCGTGTTCAGCAATGAGTCGCTCTGTTTCTGCTGCGGATTTCTTGATGTACTCTTCTGTCTTCTTGCGTTCATTGGCCCAGAACACTTCCTCTTCTGCTTTCGTACGACCGCAGTGAGCAATCCAGAGTTCATCTTCAGACATATCGGAATCAACGTACACATCGTTGAAATGACCATACAGAACAATATCTTCGTTATATAAAGATAGTTTCTGACGAAACCATTCGTAGACATCGTCAAAACTCATTCTATAAGGGAATTCGACAAGAATCTTTTTTCTTTCTCTGTCTTTGTTCATATGCATACACAAAATTTCTTCGCAAAGGTAGAAAATCTTTTCGATATGAACAAACGATTCAAGCGAAAACTTTCAAATTTAAGGTTTATTTAACAATCAAATTATCATTCAAACTAAATCAAGTTTCTCACGTACAATATATAAACGAATAATCAATATTGATATGGACGAAAATAAAGATTTTTACGAAGAGCCGACTCCAGTCGTAACTGAGATGAATGAAAAGGGACTTCACCTAGAGTTCCGAACAATGGGACGTGGAGTCAGTGATTTCTGGATTGAACCAAGCGACATTATCGACTTACATAATGATTTCAGCAAGTGGGTTAAAACGTACGGTAAAGAAGAAAAGAAATCAGAAAAACAAGCTGGTTTCGAGCAACTCGCATCAAAATTTACACTAATGGCGAACATTGTTAAATTATGCGAAGAGCAAGGATTCGAAGTCAATCGGATTATCAGAAATATGGAAGACGTTATTTCCATTAACGATAAATAATACATATGGAAAGAAATAACCCTACTCAAGAGTATTACGATAAACTGAACGGTTCGTTGGTGATTGGTGTTGACTTTGACAACACTTGTGTCATCGACGAATGGCCTTATGTCGGCGCTTCTGTTCCTGGTGCTGCCGAAGTCCTTAAAGAAATCATTAAGAACGGACACGAACTCATCCTCTTCACACAGAGAACAGCAAACTATCCAGAGTGTTGTCCAGAACTTGCTGTCTATGCCGACACATTCGGATATAACGAAGATGGAACTGTCGATTTGCTGACTCCGGCACTTGAATGGTTCGAGCAGAATGTCGGACAAGAAATATTTGACGTTAATAAGAACGGACTCTGGGAAGAGATGTGCGACGATCATGGACGTAAAATCTTTATGGACTTACTGATTGATGACCACAATGTCGGAATGGAATTCGAAGAAGCAATCAATCGTTTCGGAGCAGAATGTCGTGTTGTTGACTGGAAGTTCGTTGACCAGTGGTTAGTTGAAAGAGGCATTTATCCCAATAGAGTATTACCCAACTATGATTGAGAAAGAAAATATATTCGTTGGAGAACTCGTTGATTTCGAAACGATACTATATCGTGTTATAGAAATCAAAGAAAATAGCGCAATCGTCAAACCAATATATCACGATTGGGAACCAGAAGAAGCGCAATTCTCTGAGTTATATCCAGTTAATGAAGAAGAAACAGATTTATACAAACCAAAGAACAAATAAAGAGTCGCTCATTAATTTGAACGACTCTTATTTATATCTAAACGACCAAATTAATCAAATGTACTGAATCTGTTGATTCATAATCGACTGCATAGACGACTGAATGACATCACTTGCTTCGTGTCCTCCGGGAATCTTCATATCGATAATCATAGCGAGTGACATTAGCATCTGATACAGTTTCTTAGCGTTGACTGCACACTCTCCTGGAGTATCACCCTTGATCTGTACATTATTAGAACCATTGAGTACAATGCTCTGAGCCTCAACCTTCACTGTATTGTCGCTAGTGATATTAATTTGCTGCGGAGCCTGAATGTCTATCTTACCGTCACTCAACTGAATCTGCACACCAGACGACTCATTTCCGTAGTGAATCGTGATGTTGTTGTCCGGACTTATCTGAATAAATGACTTCTTATAGTACAGTCGCAGACCCGTTGTGTTTGTATAGAGTATGCTCAAGTCGCTGGCACTATCGTACAGAATAGCGTGACTGCCCTCGTAGTCTTGAGCGAGTTCTTCAGCCAGAGCACGGTCGATGCGGTTCGTAGCGTACCACTCCATAGAATTAGCGTCGCCTTTCTTGAAACGCACACGAACCTTCGTACCCACACGAGGGATACTAATGCTACCGCCACCGTCTCCTGAGAAGAAAGCAGAACCGCCGTACGTACACCAAGGGAGTTTCTCGACTTCAACATTCTCGTTGATTCCGGGAATCTTCACTTTTATACGTCCGCTGTACGTAGGATCCTCGACACTGACGACTTCACCAGTAACGACATCTTTAAGCGTTTTCTCAGTATTTGTATTATTCATATATCTTCTCTTTCTCGATTTTAATGAGCATCAGAGTCTGAGACCCAACTCACCACAAACAGCAGCAAGAACGACACGACTTGTCAGAAGATTGCCGAGTGTTCCAGTTTCCTGAATGCCGAGGACTTTGCATACAGCCTTCATAATTGCTGGACCTACAGTAGCACCGGCAGCAGCGCCGACTAATGCGCCGAAGATTCCCTCGTCAATCACGTCGTCAAGAGCCTGACCATTTTCGTTTGCTACTTCAGCAGACTCTACGATATAGTCATAGAGTTTCTTTGAGTTCATAATCTGATTTGGTGTGTACTGACTCAAATCTACACCTTCAAATAAAGTAGAATAATTCGTATCTGATTTCATATTCATAATCAAAATGCAATTTCTTTATTTATCATCAGTAGATATGAGGAAGCGAACTCTACCCTTGATAAATTCTGTCGGGATGATCTGATAATTCATAACACCGCTATAGCAAGCACAGACAATACTCATCTGATGAAAGTTGTAGTCTGTGACAGATTTATCTCGTATCATCTTCTGAAGCGTAAGTGTACATAACTGAATGAATTCCATTCTGTTGATTCCTTTCAATATAGAATGATTGAGTGAATAGAATCGACTGAATCCACTTGGGTCGATGTCATAAGAATGAGGAAGAACGAAAGTGCTTGCATCTTGAGCGTGTTCAGTAACGTCTTTAGAATATGATTTCGCTGATGCTGGACATATATCGATGTAACTGACGAACTTCTTCAGAGATGTGTTATTCTCATAGAAATATTCGCCAGATTCTTGAATAGCAACAATCGGACGTTTATCAATATCGAACTTCTCTTCGTCTGTCAATTTCTGAACGATAACATCAGAATCTTCGAGAATGCCGTATATCGCAAGACCCGTGCCTTGTACGACCATTGATTCGTATGTTTCATCAAGACGAATCTTTTCTCCGTCGCACATTATATAGCGTCTGCTAGGTTTCTTTGCGTTACTATCAAAATGAAAGAAATTTTTGAAATTTTGCCAAACTCCCATATTCTTATTCAGCGCCTTCTTTTTCTGGAACTAAGTCGTAGACGATTCCACCCCATCCGCAATTATTACAACGACATGCGTTTCTGTCTTTGTAATCTTCGGGATGTCTTTCGTCGAATATATATCCAACGAGCGTCATATTGTAATCTCTTGAGCCACACTTAGGACATACACGATGCTGCTTTCGATATTCATCCATAAACTGATTATATCTTTTGCGACTTTCATCATCAGATTCTTTCATTTCTAAAGGAATATACGGCCCATAGATTATGCCGGGCTTTCCCTCTGGAGATTTATGAATGATGAGTTTATCAAATGAACTCTCGTCGATGTTGTCTACTGCGTACTTTGAACTAATCTTTTGCATATTTAATCTTAAATCTTTTTCTTTAATTATTATACTCTCGAATTGCCTTTTAGTTCGCTATAAACACTAGTTTCGATGTTGAATTTTTAACATATCTCACTTTCATTCATTATTTATAAGAAAACATTGATAAATATATTATAAAGAAAAGAGATAAGAGCATAATAATGGCTGTAAACTCATCGACATAGAAGAAACGAAAGTACACTCAAGAAGACTCATACTTAAGAGGCGACTACGAACTAAACGACGGTCAAGACAATTACATTGACCAGCAACTAGAAGTAGAGCGCCGGAGCAACGTGTATACGTCTGAGAAGATAGACAAGTTGCTGAAGCAGTTCGACGACGGAGACCCGACTGTAGATTTGAACTTCACGTTCCACGGAGACCCAGACCTCAAGAACGCCCGCATCCGTTATGAATACACTCCTTGGGAAGTCAAGGAACTGGACCGCTGCGTAGAGGATCCGGAGTATATGATTGAGAACTACTGTAAATTTATGACTGACTACGGTCATATCAAAGTCAAACTGCGTAAGTATCAGAGAGAACTCATTCATATGGTCGGTGATGAGCATTGGGACGAACAGCAGCAACTCTTTATCGCCAATAACCGCAAAGTCCTGGTGATGCAGAGCCGTCAGACCGGTAAGACATCTACGATTGTGAGTTATCTCAATCAGTACATCATCTCTCATAAAGAACGTAATATCGTCATCGGTGCCAACAACAAGGACACTGCTGAAGAGATTATGGAGAAGTTTATGGAGGTCTACCGTGGACTGCCCTGGTTTCTCAAGACGGGTATCAAGAGTCTCAGTAAGAAAAGCGTCGTATTTGACAACGGATGTAAAATCAAGTGTGTCGCTACTACGAATGCCGGTGGTGTCGGTAAGACTGCACACCTTCTGATTCTTGACGAGTTCGGTGTTATCCCGACTTCAACTGCACGTGCATTCTGGACTGCCATCAATCCTACTCTGTCTTCTTCTAAGGTCGCTCAGGTCATCATCCTCAGTACGCCTCGTTCTACGACTCATCCGTTCTATGACTTGTATACAAAATCTATACAAGGGAAGAATGACTTCGTGACGAAGGTCGTTTACTATTGGGAAGCGGGAGGTGAACGTCTGACAGAAGAGTGGAAAGCAGCACAGATAGCAGAAATCGGTGAGCAGGCATTTGCACAAGAATTTGAACTGAGATTCGACGCTGGTAAGAACTGCAAATTAGTCGGCCCGAAAGATATGGCATTTATGGACAGGATTCGTACTGAATTCAGAACAGTGCCGGTCTATGGTGTTCCGAACAATATTTCACAGAAGATTCTGTGGGCGCCGGGATTCAATCCGGATTAGTTGACGGAAGACGACTTGATAACGAGACGCTTTGTTCTGCAAGTCGATACGGCAGGCGGTTTCGTTGTGAAAATCAACAACAGCGACGATAAAGACTGGAACGTTATCAATATCTATGAAGTCGAGTTTATGTCTCCGGCTAGAATCAAGAAAAACCGTCTCGGATATAAAGAAGTCAAACTGACTGACTGCATACGCTTCAGACAAGTCGGTATCTATATGGATCACGAGTTCAATGAAGAGTTCGCAGCAGATGCAGCTAAGCATATCGTCTTCACGATTTTCAAGAACGGACAAGGTTCTTGGCAAGGCGGTATCGACAATACGAGAGTAATGGTCGAAATGAACTTCAACGGACAGAACTGGGTCAAGAAATTTATGAAGCACGACTTGTTCTATCCTCAGTTGATAGTGAAAACGAAGCACTCGCAGAACGCTGTCAAAACTCAGTACGGTTTCAAGATTGTGACCGGAGAACGAGGAAAGGGTTATTGGTGCGAAGCTGGTGCAAGAATGATAGAGCGTCGTCAGATTATCGTCTACCAGGACAGCAAACTCCCGCAGATGTCTACAGTTCAGCAGTTGGGTGCTTTCGGAAAGAACGCACGAGGAAAGTACTGCGGAGAAGCAATGCACGATGATATTGCTGTAACAGTTGTATTCTTGAGCATCATCATTGAACAAGAAGAATTCCAGTTGTGGATAGAAGACTGGTACAGAATGCTCATTACGTATAATATCACATCTTGGGAGAAGAAACGTCTGCTGAACGCTGTCTCAAGATTGATGGAACAGTACGTAGAACAGACGTTCGACGAAGAATACTCTAACCAGGACATCAAGAACCTGTATGGAAATGCAGCATCCGGATTTGGACGTATAACACAGAATCAGCAGAACAACGGACTTCCGATTTATGCTCAGCCACAACAGCAGAACAACGGAGGATTTGGCGGCAATAGTGGAATGGGTGGATATAATCCTTTCGGTGCTCCGCAGGGATATGGAGCGTACTCAAGGGGGACTCGTTATCAAAACCCGATGACGAATCCGATGAATCCATACAGAAAATAATCTAACGCACGTACATTATATATATAAGAATTAGACGTCTGAGAAATCATCGGACGTCTTTCTTTTTCTCTCTACCTAATAAACTAAATCTATCTTTCCAAGTACAATCATAAAAGGATTTCAAATTACAGATTGTCACCAACCGGCTAAGCTAAAGACTTAGCGGCTTGATTCCCAAAAGGAGCAAAGTCGATGGTGATTAGCCTAAGTGAAAGGAGATAGCTGGATGGAATCCGGCAGACTCTTGAACTACGTTACTGGAGAATAATAACAATAGGCACCGAGGGATGTTAGTCCTAGTCCCTTGCTCTGCGATTCAGGGTTAAACAGTCCTGTCCGGTAAGGACAGTGCTCTGAACAAAGAAACCTCCGGATAACATTGGCGCAGGGCTGCATTACAGCGCCGTTGTGAAACGGCGACTGCGTTATCCCTTAATTGGGAGACTTTCCGACGGGATTAACACTCCCGTCGGTTTAAGGAAACAAAATTAATAACAAAATAATAAAAGGCTCCTGCCGATTCCTCTGGCGACGCTAAATGTGTCGCAGTTTCCTCGGCAGATTTAATATGATTATACACAGAGAATAGATTCCTTACAATGACCCTCAAACGGGAGAACAGAGATACAAACTCATCGCATCTTATGTGAATAAAGATCATCATGTAAGTTTCCTTCAGTATCAGATTCCGAAAGAACAGATGTTTGAATGGAAGTACGCTACAAGAACGTCTGCTGACGCTCCTTTCTATGAGTACGATTACGAGAAGAACGATTACGTCCTTGATGAGAACGGAAACAAAATCCAGCATCAGTGGATGTCATATGACAATAAGTTCGTTCGTAAAGTCCCTACTGAAAAGCCGTTGTCTGACAACCGCTTGACAGAGTTGCTTGAGAGTTTCGGCTCTAAAGTCGATCCGGTCTTTGAGATGAATATTCCAGAAGCCTGGGTATGTGATATTGAGGTCGAAGTCGACGACTCCGGTTTCCCAGAACCAGAAGAAGCAAAGAATCCAATCAACACCATCTCGCTGACGAAGTTTCCTAAGACCATCATCTGGTCTCGCAAGGATATGACGAAAGAACAGCAAGAGTGGATTCAGAAGCAGATAGACGAATATTCAGAGAAGAATGCGACTGATTCTCGATTCAAGGACATCACTAAGGGCTACAAGCTTGAATTCCGCTACTTTGCAGATGAAAGAGAACTGCTTCAGGACTTCATTAACTTCATCACTCCGATTCCTTGCATATACGGATGGAACTTCCTGAACTTCGACTGGTTGTACATCTACAACAGATGCGTCAAGAATTCTCTCGACATCAATGTCATAAGTCCGACACGTTCAACGACTGAGTTCAAGTTGACGCCTCGTGCTGGCGGCGCAACTATCAGACTGAAGTTGCCGATGCACAAGATTATCTATGACTATCTGCTTGTCGTGAAGACCTGGATGCTCATCAACCTTCCGGACTATAAACTGGATACGCTTGCTGAACACTTCTTGTCTCTCGGTAAAGTTCCGCACTCCTGGGATTTCATCACCGGCTGGAACGACTATACTGCCGAGTACATCTTCTATAACTACATCGATACAATCATCCTCGAACAGTTGCATAA